GACCTTTATCAGGATCGGTAACATCACCTTTTGCTTTCCAAATTGGAATAATTTTATCAAGGATCCCTTCTTGTTTGTAATTGTGTTTAAATCTCCAAAACTTAACTCCGTCTTGTTCGTTATCACGATCAATTACTTTAACGATATAAAACTTACGAGCTTTATATTGTCGTGCCATTTCTTTGTCAGATTCTTTACCCGTTGACATTAATTCTTCATGAACCTCATTCAATGGTGATCTCTCATTATCATTTTTTCCTGGATCATAGAATTTTTGCCATTTACCGTCCACATTTAGTTCGTGGAACCATACTTCTTTGAAAGGTGAAGACCCATCAGTTGTTGGTAATATTCTAAGTCGTTTCTGACCTTGTTTCTCGTTATCCTTAAGGATAGCCGCGAAATATTTTTTCATTCTTTCGTCCTGAGACATTTTTGAGGTGTTAGAAGAACCACCTTGTTTTGAGCTTTCATACTGAGCCAAAACCGCATCTAAAACATTTGTTGTCGCCATATATATATTAATTAAAAGTTTACATAGAAAGTATAAATAGAAAATTGTGTGTTGTCAACTTGTTGTCGTAAATAAAACCACAAAATGTGGTTTTATAATTACGGCATCATATCATCATCATCATAGGAATTAAAAGTTCCCTTAATTTCGTTTGGTGAAAAGTCCTCAACATCATCCGATGTTAAAACATATTCATTTTTTCCCGATTTTTCCATATCTTCTTCTTTGTCAATGAAAAAATCCGATAGTTTTTGGTTAAACGGTCCTGAATCCAAACTTCTTAATTCTAATTTTTCTTGTGGGGTTTTAGGTCTCATTTTTTCAACTTTAACCTCAAGAGCATTAAGAGCATTCATAATTTTATCCATTTCACCCAACTTAGATTCCATATTCTCAAGTTGGCCAAATAAATTATTAAAATATTCCTCTTGTTTATCCTCAATATTTTTTTGTGATTTTACCAAATCAGTAATCTCAATTTCTTCTTTTTCGTCCTCCTCTTTACCAACTTCTTCAACATCAGGATCATTTGCAATGTCAATAGGTTCAGGTGTTGGTCCTGCTGGTGGTACAGGTGCTGCTGCATCAGGTGCAGGTGGAATATCTCCCGGTAATGGTGCCGCATCAGGTGCCGGTGGTACATCTCCAGGTAATGGTGGTGGTAAATCAGGAATGTCTTGTTCCATAATATAACTATTAATAGAATTATATCTCTTAATTTCCTCTAAAATCTTTTTGTCTACACTCATTTTATTATCCGTTTAATAATTGTTTAATACCTGTTTTAGTCTCTACTTGGATTTTTTTGTTTGTATTCATAGTATTGTCAACTCTCTCAATTAAACCATCTTTCATTCTAATTGTGTAGCAATCACCACTATCAAGGTCACAAACTTCTTTATAACCATTACCCTTGTCTTTTTCTGTAACTCTTGTGTTTTTACCCAAGTAGTTATCCAATATTAATTTAGTGTTCATAATTTCTTTTATATATAAATATCATTAAGTATTAAAAAATTTATGTGTTGGTAGATTATTGACCTACATTCAATCTATATTCGTTAATCGCCCCAATAACTATGTTCTCATATTTGAGTTTTTCATCTTCAGGTAATTTGTTATATACATTATCATCACTTTTAAATGGAAAATTAATAACATAGAATTTAACAATTGCTTTAGCCAATTGTTGAGGATCAAGATATGTTATAAAATTTAAAACATAACTATTGAGATCAGATATTTGACTACCATATTTACTAACCATAAAATCAACAAAATTATCAAAACTTTCAAATATTGCCAATGGTACTTTATTTGTATCACAAAAATATTTTTTATTGAAGTTTGTGTCCGACCCACCATACGACGATGTTAATGGTATTGTTCCATAATTGTTGTCATAACTATTAAATTTACTACTTAACCTTAATGACATTATTGAATAAATTAACAATGATAAATTTTCTTTCTTTGTTGGGTCATTTAATTCGTTGACTTTTTGGTTAATTGTTCTTATTGCATCTTTAATTGTTATCGTTGTCTTAACCGGTGTTTCGGTTGTATAGTTTTTATATGTTGAATACAAATTATCACCACATTCTTGATTCGCACTTAAACCAACACTCACATCTGTATTGTTAACAACATTATTTGTTTGTCCTATAACGTTAGTAGTATTCGTATTTACTGACTTATTATTTTGTTCAACTCTTTCTTTAATACTTGAAAGTATTTTTGTACTTAACGACTGGATAAACCCTTCAATTTTAGGGATACTATAGAACGGTTGTCTTTGACCTTCAATTGTCGTATCAAACCCATCCACATTTATTCTATGTGAAACTTTAGTAATCATATATGGACCACTAAACATAGGAACATTTCTTAAATTAAAATACATCATAGGTTGCATAATAGCATTACCCAACATATCAATACTACACTTATAACTTCTATTTTTATAAAGGTTATATAGTGAAGTACTTTGAGTGTAACCACCTCTATTTTTATCTAAATTTGCCATTTGGTTTAAAACCTCTAACGACTCACTTGTTGGTAATCCTGGATCTTGAGCAATCTCAAACTGTTTAAAAATTTGTTGGTTCTGTGGTCCAATATCAACATTAAACCCAACAACCTTGTTTGATTTATCCCAATTAGTTTTACCATCTTGATTTTCCAATAAAGGATTATCAGTTGCTCTCCTTAAATCAAACGCATCATCTCTATAACGATAATCAGTATTTTCATTCATCGCTAAATGCTTACTTGGGGGATTACTATACAAACATAGGAATTTTGATGCAGTTTCTCTATAATCAACATCTAAGAATGTACCAAATAAAGTATTTGCAAATTCTAATGTTCCTTCAGGTTTTGGTGATGGATTTTTACTAACATCTTTTACATTATAAAAATTGGCATATGCCGGTAAAGTAAAAGGTACAAAATTATTCGCCAACACAATTGAGTTAACAATGTCAAGTAATGAATTTTTATAACTAGCATTCTCAATTAAATCCCTTAACTTAAAGACATCAACTAACACCTTTTGCCCAACATCCCTACTTGCTCTATCCATCATTAGTACATCTTCAAATATTGTTTTACTCTTAAAGTCAGTACCTGAAATCCACGTATCGTTTATTGTTTTAAATAAATCCCATAACTCATATCTCGTTTGTTCACCCTCAAGATTTGATTTAACATTATTATCAAGACTACTTATATCCACACTATCTAACTCTTTTCTCAATCTAGTTAATTCTAAATCCAAAACAGTATTTAAATATGTTGTATTTTTTGTTATATATGTATCCATTAAACTATAAAACTCAACCTTAGTGATTGCACCATTTTGTAGTTTTTGAGTTGCATACATTTTAATAATTGGTGCAAAAGTGTTTATGTTATTTTCACTAAACTCAACATCAATATCAATAAAAAAGTCCGTAATATATGACCCATTATCAGAATATATTAATTCAGGTATTTCAGAAAAACCAACATATGTTTCCAAAGTTTTCCACGTTTCCGGATATTGTGTTTTAGATTGTAATAAAGTTAAAGTCCCACCCGCAGTTGGTAAACTGTTTGGTGAGTTTTGATTATAACCCTGATAAGTATATGGATCAATAATAAATTGATTAGAGAAAGTATAAAACAATTTTTTATCGTAATTTGATGGGTTACCATATTTCATCACAACTTTATATTCCATAAAGGCGGTCAAATAATTACTAAAATTAGTTATTTGATTTTCTTGTATTTCTGTTACAACACTATTTCCATTTGTACTACTTGATGTGGGTTTTGATATTTTCATAATAGATCTCATCAAAGATTGGAAATTCTTATTATTATTACTTGACTCAAATTCATCTTCAGATGAAAAAGTTGAGATATTATCATATGATGATCTACTAAAATTTAAAAATTCGGTTTCAAGAATATCTAAAATTTCTTTATTAAAAGTCGTAAATAATTCACTTATTGTTGAGTACTTATTTGTCTCCCCATTAATTGAGAAGTTTTGTTGTATTGCAACATCGTTAAATACTTCCTTTAAATAACTGTCAGGTGAAGGTATTGATAATCTTGAGTTATCAAAATAACCATAATTTGGTGCTTTCCAAAATGTTCTAACAGATCCATTATACATACCATTATTATTAGTTACCTCAGTCTTAATTGACCCATTAAGGTTAAAACATTCATCAAGTGTTTGATTTATCGTACACCCAAATGATGGCATAGGAAATATAGATTCCCCATCAGGTGTTGCAACATAACAACTCCAAGGGGTTATACTTAAACCTCTATTAAGGTCTCCAAGATCAAAACCTGGAGTTTTAGTTATTACAGAACCTGTTGTATTAATCAAAGACAGTCCGTTATCAATCGCACCTTGTATTTCACCACTAGTATATCCATTTGCGTTGTTATTGGTAACCACAAATTGTGTTGTTCCTGAAGTCTGTGATGGACTAATAACATATGTTCCAACACCACCCGCAGTTCCCGTTAATTGATCTAATATGGTAGTCCCAATAGATAAACCACTTCCTGATAAAACGGCACCAGTGAATATATCGTTGGAATTAATTGAGGTAATTTCAAGTGTCGTTCCACTTACAGTACAAGTACCATTTATTGATTGTGGTATTGTTCCAAACACTTTTTGTCCTTGTAAAAAAACATTAAAATCGTCAATAGTTCTCGGATAAAATCCTGTACTTATTTTTGTTTGAGTTAAAAGACCATTTGTAACATCGTCTTGTAAGACAATCTCTTTAACCACACCATTTATTGTTACCGTATAATTTTTTGTTGTTGCACTATTTGTTGGGTCGTAATTATATGCGTAATTATAATCCGTCCATACCTCACTTAAAATATCAACACCAGTTTCTTTCCAAGTTTTATAACGATGCCAAATTGACCCATATTTTAAAATCCAAGCATATGGTAATTCGTGTACCGCACCAAATTTTTTAAGTGTTGATATTATATAATCAAGTTCCTTTGTACTTGTATTATCACCATATTCCTTATATTTTTCCTTAAGAGTTGCCAATGGTAAACTATTAAGAAATAAAAATGCCGCAGATTTATAGGGCGATTGATCGTTTGACTTATACCTAAAATTATAAACACCTTGTTGTATCGCATTAACAAAATAAGGAGTGTTTAACATAGATGTCGTTTGATCCGCATCTAATTTGTTTTCATAGTTAGAATAATATATATTTCCTTCCGTAATAAATTGATTTTCAAATTTCCTATTTTTATAAAAAACCTTTAGATCTAATAACGTAAAATCTATTGTTTGACTAAA